TCTGTCTGTATACCATTTAACCCCGTTTGGTAATTACCTAAATCAGGTCTTGGATTACGCACTGCTTGCGGATCGTTAACTGGGTACATACCTAGTTGTAATTGCGGTTGATCCGGTTCCCAGCATTCATGACACACTAGTATATTAACATTTTTTGTCTTAATAACTAAGCGTTTAAGTTCTTTTAGTTTATATCTAAATCCACAACGGTCACATTGTGCAATCGAATTCTTGGCGCTGGCGTACTTGGTTGGCATTACTTAACCTGTGTAAAACTGTTCACGAGGCACAAACCTAATACTTGCTTTTTCTCTGTCTTCATCAGCTGCCAATTGGAACGCTGCTTCATAGTCTGCTCTTAACATTGCAATTCTATTAGGATCTACATTAGGTAACTTCATCGCTAAATACGCCGCTAACCCTGCAACCATGCAAGGAATAAATCTAAACGGAATATCTTCTACGGTGATACCATTGCCTGCATCTTGAATCCGTCTTAATCTATAATATACAAACTGATAGTTATTACTTTGATCTGGTGCTGGCCATACGTTTACTGTAGGTAAGTTCTGTACATATACTCTAGTAGCGGTTATATGAGTCGCAGCAGTTGTGTTATTAACACCTCGTACACATCCCGTTAATTGGTAGTATGTTGTAGCACCGCTTGTTGTGGTTGTAAGTCCGCCATATTGAATCGTTTCGTTATCTAGTCTAATAAAGCCAAACTGCGCTAAACCTACAATAGAAGTTAAGTTAATCGTAGTCGCTGTAGAAGTAACGGCGCCATCTGTATATAAATCAGTAGGGTTTTCTTGACCACTCTGTCTATTAATCCACACTTGGATAGGACGTCCTGTTGCATTCTTATTAGGTATTGTAATATAGGTTGATTCACTAATACGATTAATATTAATATCTTGTTGGTTCTGACCTGTACCGGTTCTAGTCACCATGTCAAGTAGGTCTATCGTATCAGTAGGCAAGGCATACATAATCTGACCTTGGTTTAAATTGATTTGACCAGGTTCAATCGTCCACATATTAATACCGCGGTTAGCCCACTCAATCGTAAGTAGGTTTAGTGAACGACGTGCAGTACGTAGATCATACCCAGTACGCAACTCTTGTCCGCATCGTTCAAACGCATCTTCAACCAGATTATTTAAATCTAAGTTAAAACTCGTGGTCCCTGTGGTTCTATCTACCATGATTATATTTTTCTAAAAGGTTTTACTTTTTGTTTAATAGATTTAGGCTGAGCTACAAACTGTTTACCTTTAGCTTTACCTGCTCTTTTTGCCTTTGTTGTCGCTGCATATTCTTGTGAGCTTAATGCTTTTATTGCTTTTTCTGGTAAGTATCTTTCACCTGTTTCACTAGACTTTTTACCAGACTTAGTTGTCCACTTCTGTTCACCCCATGATTTGAGTGATTGTTGTGACTTAGCTAGTCCGCCACTTGCCATTTTCTTTTTGCCTGCACAATGTGCTTTTTGCGAAAACCCTTTTGGATTATCACAATCAATAGACGATTTATATTTTTTTGACCAACTCACTTATATCCGCCACCTGCAGCTTTATATTTCTTAGCTACTAACTGAGCTTTACGGGCTGACCATTGACCAGCGCCTGTACCATGTGTTGCTGCAGCTTTTACTTGTGATACTATTCTTTTACGTAAACTAGGTTTTGTGTAGTTACCAGCTTTGTTTACAGTGCCACCTTCTTTAAACTGAGTAAAGTCTGTGCTATCTCTACGGGCTTTCTTTTTACCCTTAGGCATTTTATCCGGCATGATAGCGCCCATACCACGTGAAGGTCTCATGCTCTTGTTTTTCCTCTAACGCAGCAGCCATCAGCACGAGATGAAGCAGTACCGCCTTTAGCCATTTTTTTAACTGGTTTAACAGTTTCTTTTTTAGGTTCAGGTGAAGGTAATGGACCGCTATCATCATTTGTAGGACCTGGAATTTTACCTGCCTTCATATCTTCAAACGATTTATCAAAGTCTGTTTGTTTTGGTGCTGGGGCTTCTTTTTTAACCATGATTAACACATCTTTCCGCGAGTTTTACCACGTTGAGCACAACCATCTGCACGTTTAGATGCAGTTGATCCGCCTGAAGACATTTTTTTAACTTTGCCGCTTGATGACATTTTTTTAGGTTTAACAGCGCCACCTTTTTTCATTTTATTATAACCAGGTGACATTAAGTTTTGAGCCATTTCAGTTGCTGTAAAATCTCTAGTTGGCTTAACAGCTTCTTTGTTTACTGTAGACATATCAGGACCTGAAGCTATAACATCAGCAGTTCTATCTACACTACCCATATCACCTGAAGGTGTTTCCACTTTTGCTGTAGCCGTTTTTTTAGGTACTCTAAAGTTAGGACTCATTTTATCGTTGCTAAAATCTGTGCGTGATGCAATATTAGGTTTGTCATCGGATGATGAACTATCTTTTTTTCTAGAAAAAGCTGCATTAACTTCCGCTCTATGAGCTCTAGCTTCTTCTCCTGTTTTACCAAAAAGTCTAGCTTTACCATCACCTTTCATGGCTTCTCTAATTTCATCTATTGTTTTACCACCAATTTTTAATACGGGCATAATATTCTCCTAGCACATCTTAGATTTAGTTTTACCACCACTGCGCATAGCAACCATGGTACCTTTTGTTTTACCACGAACAGCAACGCCATTAGCTTTAGCAAGTTGACCGCCTTTAGAATAACCACATCCTTTAGCCATACCACCTTTTTTAAGGGCTAGTTTAGTACCTTTACCACCTTTGTGTTCTTGCATATCGTGTTGTTTAAATGCTTTTTTAATCATAGCCTTGTCTTGCTCCGTATCCGCCATGCCGCCTTCTTTGTATTTTTTAGCCATACCGCCTTTTTTCATGTATCCCATTTTATTTCTAACCTCCGTTGGTAATTTTGATAATCCAGGATTGTCACTTGAGTCAACTGCTTTAAGTGCTCCTCCTGATCCGAACTTCTTGCCTTTATCTGCTTTGTTAAATTCCTTCGCCACTGACATAGGAATACCTACCTTTTTAGCAAACGCTGGGTTATGAGCCGCGGCTGCCATTAGATTTCTTTGTGCTTTTGATTTACTTGGCATTTTGATTTCTCCATCTTATACATTTTAAACAGTTACAATCATCAAAATAATGACCTGGTTTTTTATATACAACGTGTTCTTTTTGTGTTTCTTTTTCTACTTCTTCCATATTAATTTTATTTTGATCTACACGTTCTTTAATACTTGTTTCAATTTGTTCGCTAAGTATTGCTTTATTTTCTTCAATTTGTTCAGCATCGTGTTTCCTTTTTTTAAATATTCTATCTATAAATGATTTCATAGTATCTCCTACTTAAGCCAATGATTTATAGCCCAACTTACAATTGCTGAAGCTAATCCTGCAATAAATATAAATACTTTCCAACCACCTTTGATTTCATTAAGGGCAGACTCAATAGCATCAAGCCTTTTCTTTAACTCGTTCATATCTTCCATAAGAGTGTCTACGTCTGTTTGAATGTGTTTAATTTCTATGCCATGCTCGGCAAGTTCTCGTTCTGTACTCATTAACATTTCCACCTTTTTAGTGATGCGGCTTTCCTAGTAGGTCTACCTTGTTCATCTTTCATAGGACCAGGCATACCAGACATCCTAGCACAAAACGACTTCTTACGAGCGCCACCTTGTGGTTGAGGAGCCTTGAGGTTTGACCCAGTAGCTGCGTTATACTTTGCACGACCTTTAGCCGTGAGTCCTGCACCTTTCGATACAGGAAGTTTCTCACCACGTCCGATTGCTAAGCTAGGACCTTTTTTCTTACTAGCCATAGAATATTTGTACTGAATCCATGTTAGCCATTTCAGCATACACGCCTGTTTCAACTCGTACACCTTCACCAGGAATAAAAGGAACGTTGGCAAATACATCAGTAGCTGCGGGTTCATAAGTAAGTAACCATTTACCAACAACATATATAGCTGCAGTGCTAGAAATAGTACCTGTATTAATATCAACTAAAGTGAATGCATCAGCAGTTGTTCTAGTAATAGAATATGTACCATCAGTAGCTGAAACACCAGAATTTGAT